TAACGCACGATACCGCGCAGTGATGGACGAGTAAGGGTAGTTGGGGTAGAACGCACGCACCTCGTCACTGATGCAGCCACGGCTACCAAAGCGGTGAATGGTGGAATACACCAGACTCTCGAGCCGAGTAGTATCGACCTCATGCGCAGCTTCCACGCTTGTGTCAACGCTGTCGGCTCTGTGTAGTATCTGCGGGTTTGTTCCAAATGTGCTCATGACTTCTCCTGAAATTGGGGGCCAAAGCCCCCGTTTTTAATTACTCGTCGTCCCAGTCAGACACCAAATCAGCCAGCTTGCCTTTCTTGGCAGGCACGGCAGAAGCCTTGGTGGCTTCCTTGCGAATTTCAGGTTCGTCCTCAGCATCGGCAACGGGCGCGGCTTTGGCCTTCTTTGCGGCAGGCTTGGCCGGTGCTTCCTCTGCGTCGTCATCGGTCTCCACGACAGGCGGCTTGCCAGCCAACACCATCTTGGGAGCGTTGTTGGATTTGACACCATCGCTTTGTGCCACGGTCATGACCACGGCACGTTGTGCGTCAGCACTGTCGGCTTGACTCTTGATGATCTCGTACTCGTCGTCAGTCAACCAGCGCACAGGCTTGAAGAACAGCTTGGGCGACTCAGCCTTGGTATCAAAGCGCATCTCGGTGACGATCTGCTCAGGATTCACTGGCGGGTTCTGCACTGCCAAGTAACGTGCATACGCTTGCAACGGGCGCTTGTCGCCTTCTTCTTTACCAAACACCGAAGTAGCTGGCAAAGTCAACTGCATCACATCCCCTGATGGGTTGTTGGCCAACACCACAGCCAGACGCTGTTGGTAGCGGCAAGCACGGCTATTACCTTGGCCAGAACCCGCCACGTTTTTAGGGCAGCTCATGCAGGTAGCAGCTTGCTTGTTCTCAGCAGAAGGGTCAGGGCGATCACCATCGTTGCTCCAGCAGTCAGGGCCGGTGATGTTGTCGGCATCGTAGGACGATGCGTAGAAGATGCGGCTGACCTTGGGTGCAGCTTTCACAATGATGACTTCCAAATGGCGGTCATCAATCGCGGCGACTTCTTTGCCACCAGCTACCAGACGAAACACACCGCCTTTGATGGAGATGCGCTTGGTGTTGGAAACACTGCCGCCGGTTAAGGCTTTGGCTGTGTCGGACAGTTCGTTGTTACGAGCGAATGCAGGTACGTTTGCGGACGAGAAAAGCGTTATGTTTGACATATAAAACTCACTTGGTTGGTTTGGTGATACGAATTTCGAACTCAGTGACTGAGTTCAATCCCGGAGGTACGACCCCCGGGTTCTCTGCGAGAAAGGTAGCCATGTTGGTCTGAGCGATGCGCTTCTCCAGCAGGTCAACCATACTGTGCTCAAGGATGAACTCCTTGAACGATGACCAATCCTGCGTGTTGTAACGCGTCTTCAGCATCATGGATACCGTCCCGAAGGGACTCTTGACAGATGTGACACCCAGTGCCTTCATCTGATCTTTGATGGCGAACTTGATTTCGTCTTGTTGCGCCTTGAGTACTTCCAACTTGGTGTCGTACTCTTGTGTCATGGTGTCGATCTCCGCTTTGATTTTGCGATAGACCTTGACCAGTTTGTCGAGAGGAATGTTATCTTCTTCCAACTGCTTCTCCTGTTTTTGTTTGTCTAAGGTTTGACATGTTACACAATAAATTTCGGTTTGCAACTCCTTTCACGAATTTATTTCAATCTCAAACATCTGGGTAAGAAGTGAGTTATCACTCACCTTAGCCTCCAATGCTTTGAACATTTTCTTTTCAATCGGCGAGCCTTGAATGTGAATAACAGTAACTTTGTCTGAGTTCTGCCCCTTGCGGTCAGCCCGTGCAATGCACTGGATGTACTGCTCCACGCTCATCAATGGCCCAAAGAACACCACAGTGTCGGCAGCAGTCAGGGTAATCCCGTGTGCTGTGGCTTGTGGCTGCATCACCAGCACCCTTGGTTCTTTCTCGTGCTGGAATCTGTGGATGATGTCTGAGCGTTTGTTTGGTGTGACTCCACCATGTATGCACTCGTTGGGGATGTTCTTCTTTGTCAGGTGCGTCTGGATGCTGTCGATGCTTGAGCGGAACAACGCGAAGATGATGACCTTGCGATCCGTCTCCTCCAGTATTTCTTCCAACACGCCAAGCCGTGGGCCAGCATCGAACTCGACAACTTCCTTATCGTCCGTGTACACAGCACCACAGCTGATCTGCAACAACTTTGATACACCAGCGGCAGCGTTGACTGCGCTGATCGTCTCTCCTGCGGCCTGCACCAACATGCGGTCTTTGAGCAGGTTGTAGTACTTGGCTTGTTGTGGTGTGAGCGGTACTTCGCGTGTTGTGGTCAACACGGGCGGCAAGTCAAGACACTGCGCCTTACTGAACCTTATCGCTGGTTGCAGTGCTTCGTGTACCAGATCGGCGGCGTTGTGTTTCGGTGCCCACTTGTACAGCGTGATCTTGTTCATCACTTTGTCGCGCCATGCGGTATAGAAGTTGGGTACGCCCTCGGGGTTCACGATCTTGGCCAAGCCATACGCATCGGCTGGAGACTGCGATGCTGGAGTGCCCGTCATCATCCATACGTGGGTGCTTGGCTTGATGATTGACTTGAGCGCTTTCCAACGATCTGTTGTTACGGTCTTGTATGCGTTGGCCTCATCCACAATCACCAAATCAAAACGGCCATCAGCGTTGACCTCATCGGCTATCAGGTTCAACCCTTCGTAGTTGGTGATGACGAACTCGTAGTCTTGTTGAACCATCTCAATACGCCGACTAGCCTTGGGGTGGTGCGCGACGATGGCAGAGCGGTGGATGATGCTGTTGCTCAGGTCAGCCAGCCATGCAGACTGCATGATGGAGAGTGGGCACAGAATCAAACAACGACGCACATGCTTGATACTCATCAAGTAGTCAGCCGCCCACAGTGCGGCAAGCGTCTTACCTGTGCCGGGTTCGGAGAACACAAACGCCTTGCGGTGCATCGTCAAGAACGCTGCCGTCTCGATCTGGTGCTGCATGGGTTTGTACCTGCCCGGCCATTTGTACTTGCGTGTGATGGGTGAGGGAACGTCCTTCACCCCAAGGTTGCGTAGCACCCTGCACTCATCGAGTCCCCAGTAGACAGCGACATCGTACCCACCGTCATCGCGTTCCATGACTTTGTGTTTTGGGATGATGCTGTACTTGTCTGGGTTTCTGGTTCTGAATACTAGGGCCTTGTCTTCAAGTATTTCCAAGTTGCTTCTCCATCAGTTTTATTTGTTATCGCCTTGATTGGCTTTCTTCGCACGCAGTCTTAGGTTGCCCGGTGCGGACTTGCCGCCCTTGCGCAGTGGCTTGATGTGGTCAATGTCCTTGCCTGCGCGGTCGATGCCTTTCTTGTCGTATGCACGACGTGCACGCTGGCGCTCATGTTGATCTGAACTGGGGCCGGACTTGCCTGTCTCCAAGTCACGCTTGTATTCTGCTTTGTAGTCACGTTTGGTTGCCATGATTCACTCCTAATGTTTCGGGTTGTACTCACACGTTTTTACTGGACACCACGGACACAGCGCGGAGGACTTGGGGTTCCACACGCCTGTGTCATGGCACTGCTCTAACTTGGCCACACGCTCACGATACTTCCACCACTCAGCATCGGCATCGTCAAGCGCCATGTTGTGTTTAACCATATCATTCTTGACCACGAAGAGCAACGCTGACTTGACCTTGCGGATATGCGGGAAGTGTTTGAACACCATGATTGACATCAGCCTTAGCTGGTCAAGGTCAGGGTACTTGTTGTTGCCTGTCTTGTAGTCCACGACAGTGGCGGTCAGGTTGTCGTCATCAATGATGAGCAAGTCAGCAATACCGCGTACCCATCTGCCCTTGTCGTTGAAGCCGCATGGCTGCAAGTCAGGCGTGATGCCCATCTCGTACTCGCACAGCTTTCTGCCGGGCTTGGCCAGTAGCGCATCAAGCACTTCCTGTGCATAAGAAAACTGGGGCGGCAGCGGTGTGCCGTCACGTATATACAGTTCAGCGGCGGTGTGAAACTCCTTGCCGTAATACGTGGCCTCAGTCTCCTGAAACGGGTAGTTGTTGAGCACCTTGACTTCGTGATACCGGCGTGGGCATCCTTCAAAATCTTTCAGGGCGCTGTGGCTCCACGTTACTTGTTTCATTGAATGTCATCCTTTGGTGCTTCGGGATATAGGTCGTGAACTGGAATGACATCCAGTTCTACCTGCCCATCTTTTGTGTATTTGTACTTGAGCATGCCGCCGTGCATGAGTGCTTGCATCATTTTTTTATTTTCTGGTGTTGGCTCTTTATCGTCGTCAAGAATTTCTACTATCATTTAAAACCTCGCTGATTTGATTGCTTGGGATAACCGCTTTGAAAACTCGACGACAAACCGCTCGTTGCTGTTGAGCTTGTGTTCGCCCATGTCGTGCAAGATAGCGTGGGTCAACTCGTGCCAGAAGTTTTCTTGTACCTTGTCGGCATCGAACTGCTTGCCTGTCACGTTGCTGAACTGCCCAAGCTCGATGCGGCTGTGGTCGTAGTAGATACGCGCCATGTCACGCTTGCGTAGCATGGTCTCCACGATGTCGATTGAATACTGTCTAGCCCCGACACGGATGCGGCGGGGTATTGGTTGGTGTTGCTTTCTCATTGTTTTGCTTCTCCATATCTACGGTGCGCACCACCGTCAGCGGCCAGAGGTATCCCCGGCATGTACTTCGGCTCCAATGTCATCTGCTCCAAGACCCAAGACTTGGCTTCAGCGACCTCATCATCAGGCACCAACACGATCTGTTCGTCGTGCACTGTGCCCACCACGGGGTACTTCTTCGTTACCCTCAACATTCCATCGGTCATGACAATACGCGCTACGGCCTGCGTAACGTTATTGGTAACCTTCCCTGCATACAGCTTGGTAGCGTTTGGCCCGTATACCCACTGGCTCCTACCTTTTTCATCTTTGTCGAGTCGTAAATCTGGGTAGAGCAAGCTCATACCGTTTGGCAATTCTATACGTTCTTTGCTGAAGGTCAAGCACTTGTACTGGAAGACTTCCCCGCCGTACAGGCAGGACGCAATCAGGTTGGAGCACCTCTCCCAGAAGGTAGCAACGGGGTGGGCAGTGGCGCGGTAGATGTCAATGATCTTCTTGGCTGCAAGGCAGTGCGTCAACAGCTCCTGCTGTGTACAGGTGTGCGGTATCTCCAGCATCTTTGTCACGTTGTCATCCCAGTCGATGAACCGCTGTGCGTACTCCTGATCTACCCCCAACGTCTTGGCAAAGGCTTTGTCGTATCTTTGTGGCGGCGCACCAAGAAACCCCACAAGAATGACCTCCTGCCGGGCGACATCGTTGTGTTCAAGTTTTCCCACATCGGTATTGTCGAGATCGCTCCAGACAAATCTGGAGTTGTCATCTGCATTGAAGGCAACACAGATGGAGCAGGTTCTCGGGAAGGCGGAGCCGTGCTTCGGAAGAAGCGTCGGGTTGATCAAATTCGCAGCCGCATTCGTGTCTTGATCTAAACCTGCACACCGAGTAGTCTCCCAGCGCCATGTCCGATGCTATCAGCGCCAAGAAACTTCTCCCGACGCAACGGGTTCTCTTCACCCCGCTTTCGACGGACGTTTTTGTCGTCGAGCAGCTCAACGTGGTGCAGTCGCCGAACGACAGCATTCCGGCGTATGGGACGGCGCATGACACCATCAGCAAACTGAAGCCATGGCCGAATCACAAGTTTTGTCTCCAGACCGAGCCTGACGATCAAGGGAACTACCAGCGGGTTTATGTTGCCGACCAAGGCACGCAGCACCTGTATAACTTCGAGACGAGCGACTCCCCAGACTGGCCCATACTGACACAGACGTTTGTGGTGCCTCGCAGCACTTACGTCTTCCCGCCAGCGACCCCGGCAGCGACTTACCCACCGCCTCCGAACGCGAACATCGACACCACACTCTACGCGATCACCGGCATCGAGCAGGTCCGTATCGGTGAGCCGCGTCTCGATAGCCTGTATGTAGCGGTCAGGGTAATTCGTGAGAATGTGTCTTTGACGCAGACACGCTCCTACATCGACCTCGACAATACCGATGTGGGAAAACTTGAACACAACGATGTCGCCCGGCAGGAGGTCATT